GCAGAAGAACAATTATTTAGATGTTATGCTATGTTTCAAAATGCTACATTTGATGGTGAGATTAATTATCCAGACTCATTTAACATTAGAGATTATGCAACTGATTTAATTTATTACCAACAAGCAAAGTCTATTGGTATTGGTTCACCTACATTTATGAAAGAAATAGATAAAGAGATTGCAAGAGCAGTTGTAGATGATGACGAAAAACTAAATCAAATATTTGACGAGATAGATCAAAAAGCAGAAGTAGGTGAGTTCACACAAGACGAACCACAACAAGAAGATCAAGAAGTAGAGCAAGAAGAAATTTAATGAATGTCAGATATAGTACAAAGATCAACCGAATATCGTATCAAACAAATTGAGATAGCAGAAGCAAAATATTATAAAACTCTTGTAACTTCATTAGACAGAATAGAACGAGAGATAACCGCTTTAGCAAATAAAGATTTAAGAAGAACCTCTGATGGAAAACTTATAGAACTTCAAGCGGCTATAGCAATTAGACCTAAAATAAAAGCAATACTTGATAGAGAGTATTTAGCTTGGTCAGATACAGTTGTGAGAGAGGGTTTTAATAAACAAGCTAAAAGAGTTCAAAAAACATTTAAAGGTATTTTAGAACGAGCAAGAAAAGAAAACAAAGTATCTGCATCTGATTTAGCAAAATTTTCAGAATTAACAAAAGGTGATTTGGCATTAGTGCAAAATCTAAAACAACAATATTTTACTCAGTTTAAAGATGTATCAAACACATTTACAAGAAGATTGTCAGAAATTACTTATCAAAATGTTTTAGCTGGAAACGATTTTACAGAATTAGAAAAAGAACTTAGACAAACAATTAATGGTATTTATGCTAGTTCAGATGATGCAGAAGCAAATACATTAGTAGAATACATTAATAGAAACAAATATGTTAAATCAAGACAATCACAAGTTGATAAAGCAATACAAACATTACAGACTAAATTTGCAAGAGATAGGGCTGGTGAGAATATGAAAAGGTATGCTGGTCAGATATTAAACGACTCATTAAGAGATTTTGATGCAACCCTTAATTTTAATAAATCAAATGATGCTGGTCTTACTTTTGTTAAATACTATGGAGATGTTATTCCAACCACTAGAGATTTTTGCAGAAATTTAATAAATGGTGTATATAACAAAAGAAGTGGTGGACTTTTTACAATTGATGAAGTCAAGCGATTATGGACTAGCAGATCATGGTCAGGAAAGAAATCAGGCAATCCGCTTGTAGTTAGAGGTGGATATAATTGCAGACATCAATTTAGTTATGTCAATCCTGATTGGTATAACAAAAAAGGCGAACTAATAATATAAACAGGAAGCTGAAGTTAAACAAACTCAAACTGACGAGAAACCAACACCAACATTTAATCAAGAAGATGTAGATAGAATTGTTAAGCAAAGATTAGAAGCTGAGAAGTCTAAACATCAAAGAATGTTAGACGAAGCTAAAAAGCAAGAAGAAGAACTTGTCAAAGAAAAGCAAATACAAGAAGCTAAAACCAAAGCAGACTTAGAAAATCTTATGAAAGCTAGAATAGCTGAAAAAGACAAAGAGCTATCTGATTGGAAAAGCAAAGTTAAAACAATTAATGTAGATAATTCAATATTATCTTTAGCTTCAAAGAATAATGCTATTGCACCTGACCAAGTAGTATCTTTGTTAAAGAACGAAGTTAATTATAATGATGATGGTAGAGTAGAAATACTTGATAATAATAAAAACATTAGATATAACTCTAAAGGGGAATTATTAACAATTGAAGATAGAGTTAATGAATTTTTAGATGCTAACCCACATTTCCGAAAAGGGTCTTTAGCTGGAACAGGATCAACCAGTAGTGTCGAGGGTAAAACTGTAAAACCATTTAATATTCAGGACTTAGACATGAGCAAGGCAGAGGATCGTCAAAAGTATGCTGAGTATCGCAAAAAAAGAGATTCTGCTCCTGTTCAGATAAACTTAAACAATAAATAATAAAGGACAAATACAATGGCAAACGAAAGCACAAGTTCTACACTATCGGAACTATACACAGAGATAGTGGCAGAAGCATTGTTCGTAGCAAGTGAAAGATCAATTATGAGACCACTTGTAAGAAACTATGCAGTAACAGGTGGCGGAAAATCAGTAGAAGTTCCAATCTATGCAGCAGTAAGTGCAGCAGCAGTATCGGAAGCATCTGATTTATCTAACACAGCAATCAACCCATCTTCAGTAACAATTACTTGTTCTGAGAATGGAATTATGACAACTCTAACTGATCTAGGAAGAAATGCAGCTCCAAGAAATGTAGCGGCAGATATTGGTAGATTATTTGGTGAGTCAATTGCAAAAAAAATAGACACAGACTTAACTGCACTATTCGGTGGTTTTTCAAACACAGTTGGTTCAGCTACAACAGTTATGTCAGCAGCATTGATCTTTAATGCAGTAGCTAAATTAAGAGCAACTGGTGTACCAAGTGATAATCTTGCTTGTATATTACACCCAAATATAGCTTTTGATTTAAAATCTGGTTTATCAAACACTTTTGCTAACCCAAATGCAGGTGTTGGTAATGAAGCATTGAGAACTGGTTTTGCTGGTCAAATAGCTGGTGTTAGTGTTTATGAAACGTCAAATATGGCAGACTCATCTGGTAATAATCCAGGAACAACTGGAGATTACAAAGGTGCAGTATTCCATTCAGACGCATTAGGTCTAGCTATGATGCAAGATTTAAAAATCGAAACTCAAAGAGATGCTTCTCTTAGAGCAGATGAAATTGTTGCAACAGCAGTTTATGGAGTTGGCGAATTACATGACTCTTATGGTTGTGAAGTTGAAGCAGACTCATCAATACAAGACGCATAATAATAAGTTTATCAGGGCAAGAAATTGCCCTGATACTTAATAGGAGAATTTATGGAAGAAATGATAAAACTAACTAATGGAAAAAAGACCATTGTAAGATCAAAAATTCAATTTGAAGCAAATGTAAAACATTTTGAAATGAGAGGTTTTGTTCCTCTTGATGAAGTGAAAAAAGAAATTAAAAAGGCGACTTTAAAAGACATTACTGATAAGGTTGTGCAATTAAAACCAAAGAGAAAAAAGAATGTTAAAAAAACTAAGAAAAAAGATTAAGAAGTTAGTAGATTGGTTCATAGGTAAGTGTCATGGCTAATTTTACAGGAGCAAATGTAATAACAACTTCAGATGTTTTAAAGTATCAACCTGATGCTTTTGATTTTGGTATATCTACAACCGCTACAGAAACAACTAATTTTCTAGCACAAACTACAAATGATATTTTAAGACAATTAAGAATAGAGTGGTTTCCAACTTACAAAACAAATGTTTATACAGATATTACAGTTTTAAATACTGTTGAGATGGAAAACACAAAAGTTAATTTAGATCAGTTTGAAAGAGCTGGTGTATATTTATTTCTTGGCAGATTCTATTTACCAGCACTAACAAAGTTTAGACCTGAGACAGAAAAAGATAGATTTGAAAGAATGGGAGAATATTATATGTCAGAATATAATAGAGAATTTAGATCAATACTAGAAGATGGTGTAGAGTATGATTCAACAGCAGATGGGTCAATCGTATCAAATGAAAGAGAACCTTTACATGGATATAGACGATTGAATAGATAATGGCTGTTGATTTAAAGGTTAAATCTAATTCAAAACAAGTATCTAAAAAATTAAAAAAGTTTCAATCTGTATTACCTAGAATAATTGACAAAGGTATAAAACAAGCAGGATTCCAATTAATAGATATTATTAGAACTAAAACTAAAAAAGGTATTAATTTTAGAGATAGTTTATTTGCACCTTATTCTGATGGTTATTTAAAAAAACTAAATAGAGAGGGTAAATCAATTAAAGTAGATTTATTTTATACTGGTAGAATGTTAGGTAGTTTAACAAGTAAAAAAACAGGAAAACACAAAGTATCATTAGGATTTACAAATGCACAAATGCGTCAGAGAGCATTATTTAACCAAGTATTAAATGAACCTAAAAGAGAATTTTTTGGCTTTAATAATAGAACAGAAAAGATTATAAGTAAGCAGTTCAACCGATTTGTAGCAAAAGAATTAAAAAAGTTTAGAATATGAGTGTAAGAGAAAACATAGCAGCTAATTTATTGTCAGTTATATCAGCTATTTCAAGTCCTGATATTATTAAAGCTACAAGACAACCTTTTGAATTAGATGAGTTATCAGATAAACAATATCCAGCAGTAATAGTACAAACATCTGAAGAAACAAGAGAAGATCAAGAATTAGGATCAGGTGCAAAAACAAGGATTGGAACTATTGATTTTCTTGTATTAGGCTTTGTTAAAGGTGCAGAAGTTAATATTGATACGAAAAGAAATGAGTTAATTACTGCTATTGAAACTGCCCTAGAATCTGATATTACAAGAAATGGTAACGCACTTGATACAGAAGTTATATCTGTAGAAACAGACGAGGGTACATTGTTTCCGATAGGTGGTATTAGAATGACTATTAGGTGTACTTACGAGTTCCAAGCTGGAACACCATAGGAGATAATATGAACAAAGATAAAATAATTGATAAAATAGAAAAAAAGATAGATAGTGTAGAAAAATTGCACGATAAAGAATCTTTAATGTGTGAGGAAATAAAAGATTTACTTGCAGAATTAAGAGATCAAGAAGAAGATGATAATATTGATGAAGAAGAAGATTTTGATGAAGATTTAGATGATGAAGATATTGACGAAGAAGAAGAAAGCGAATAAAAGGACTTATGGCTAAGGATATTAAATTATATAAAGATGGGAATGAAATAACTATTAATGAAACTCAACTTGATAATTTTTTAGATTTAGGTTGGAAGCAAGAAAAACAAAATATATCAACAAGCAAAAAGGAAAATAAAAAATGGCAACACACTTTGGAAAAGAAGGAGTCGTAACTGCTGGTGGAACTGGTATAGGCGAACTAACTGGTTA